GATTGAGGCAGCTAAGAAGTCTATGTCAGCCTTCTCCTTCCGACAGGAGTTCATGGCATCCTTTGAGGCAGCAGGTGGTGAACTCTTTAAGGAGGAACACGTTAAGTTCTGTGAGGAGGAACCTGATAACGGTGAGTTCTACATAGCAGTCGATTTGGCAGGATTCGCAGACGTTGAAAAAGCTACAACTAAAACAAACAGACTTGACCAAACGGCAATATCGGTGGTTAAGGCAGGCACGGAAGGTTGGTGGGTCGCAGACATCATCCACGGTAGATGGGGAGTCGAAAAGACAGCAAGGAAAATCTTCGATGCCGTCAGAGACTACGAGCCAATCGCAGTAGGGATTGAGAAAGGTGCGTTGAAGAATGCTGTCTACCCCTACTTGAATGACATAATGAAGAACAATCAAAGGTTCTTCCGTATCGAAGAGCTTACCCACGGTAACAAACGTAAGATTGACCGTGTTGTATGGGCGCTTCAAGGGCGTTTTGAACACGGAAAGATAACACTTAACAAGGGTGAATGGAATGCTACGTTCTTAGATGAGCTATTTCAGTTCCCTAATAAACTAGTTCACGATGATTTAATTGATTCGTTGGCTTACATTGACCAATTGGCTCAGGTAGCCTACGCTATTGACTATGAGGAAGAAGAATATGAACTTACTGACTATTACTCAGGGTATTAAACTATGTTAGAAGAAGAAGAGTATCGAGTAGAACGGCTAGAAGATTGGGTTGACGGTAAATGTCAAGGGTGGCGTGACAACTTTGAGGCTAACTACTCTCAGAAGTTCGACGAATACTACCGTTTATGGCGTGGACAGTGGTCTGCTGAAGATATGACACGACAATCAGAGCGTTCACGTATTGTCTCCCCTGCACTACAGCAGGCTGTTGAGTCATCCGTAGCGGAACTGGAAGAAGCTACCTTTGGTCGTGGCAAATGGTTCGACATTAAGGACGATAACGGTGACACAGACAACGCTGACGTAGCTTTACTGCGTGAAAACCTAGTTAGTGACTTTGGTCGTAACAAAATACGTAAGAACGTAGCTGAATGTCTTATCAATGCCGCCGTGTTTGGTACAGGTATTGCTGAGCTTGAGCTAACAACCGAAAAAGAAATGAAACCTGCTACACAGCCTGTTATGGGTGGTGAATTAACAGCAGTTGGTGTCACAATTGAGGACAGAACCTGCGTTAAGCTTAACCCTGTCATGCCACAGAACTTCCTTATTGACCCTGTAGCTACGTCTATAGAGAATGCGCTAGGTGTTGCTGTGGATGAGTTCGTATCGCTGCACCAAGTACAGGAACTACAGGAGCAAGGTGTTTATCGCGAAGCTGACGTAGGTACTGCGGCTCCAGACTTTGAAATTGAGCCTGACCATGAGCTTACGTCTACGTATGACGACGATAAAGTACGTCTTACTAAGTACTACGGCCTTGTACCTCGCTATCTATTAGACGAAGCTATGGCTGATTCAGACGCTGAGGAAGAACTTGTAGAGCTAAGTGAAGACGCAGAGGGTGACGACAGCTATTACGTTGAAGCTATTGTTGTTATTGCTGATGGCGGTACTCTTTTAAAGGCTGAAGCTAATCCTTACATGATGGGTGACCGTCCTATCATCGCATTCCCTTGGGATGTCGTTCCTAGCCGCTTTTGGGGTCGAGGTGTATGTGAGAAAGGGTATAACTCTCAGAAGGCGTTAGACGCAGAACTACGCGCTCGTATCGACGCTCTAGCACTAACAGTACACCCTATGCTTGCAATGGATGCTTCTCGTATGCCTAGAGGTTCTAAGCCAGAGATACGTGCAGGTAAGGTTATCCTAACTAACGGTAACCCTGCTGAGATACTACAGCCATTTAACTTTGGTCAGGTACAAAACATTACCTTTAGCCAAGCGGCGGCACTACAACAGATGGTACAGACTGCTACAGGCGCTGTAGACTCCACTGGTTTGTCAGGTCAAGTGAACGGAGAAGGAACGGCAGCAGGCATCTCTATGAGCTTAGGAGCCATCATTAAGCGTCATAAGCGTACATTGATTAACTTCCAAGAGTCGTTTATCATTCCGCTAGTGACTAAGGCCGCACATCGTTATATGCAGTTCGAGCCTGAGACATACCCTGTAGCTGACTATAAGTTTGACGTGTCTAGCTCTTTAGGTATTATTGCCCGTGAGTACGAAGTTACACAGCTAGTACAGTTACTACAAACCATGTCACCGGACACACCAATGTACCCTGAGTTAGTTAAGTCTATCGTTGACAACATGAACTTGTCTAACCGTGAAGAACTTATTGCTAAACTTGACCAATCTAATCAGCCTAATCCAGAAGCACAAAAGGCGCAGCAAGCTACACAACAAGCTGCACTGGCATTCCAAGGCGCACAGACTACAGCTCTACAAGGACAAGCACAAGAGTCTCAGGCACGAGCCGCTAAGTACGCTGCTGAAGCACAGGCTGTACCACAGGAGCTTGAGATTGACCGTATTAAGGCTGTTACAGCTAACCTGAGTGCAGGAGATGCGGACGACAAAGAGTTCCAGAAGCGCCTTGAAATCTCTAAGCAACTCCTGAAGGAACGTGAGGTAGCAGTTAAGGAAGGTATTCCACCACAAGCCACGCCACAACCACAGGCACAACCACAGGCTACACCTGAACCAACAACTCTGCCAGAACCACAAGCACAACCACAAGGACTACCGTTTCAATGATAACTCCAAGACAGTTTAACGAAGTACTTAAAGAAATTAACAAAGCTTTCGAGGAAGTAAACCAGAAAATTACTAAGCTAGAAGAGGAAGTAAAGAATGGCAACACCAAGAAAGGGAAAAGCAAAGGTTAAGGTTACTTCCTCAGGTAAGAAAGTCTCCTACGGACAGGCAGGCAAAGCTAAGGACGGAGGTTCCCGTGTAAGAGCGGGGACTTCCAAAGGCGATAGCTACTGTGCTAGAAGCCTAGGCATTAAGAAAGGCTTACCTAAGAAGAAGCAGAACGACCCTAACACACCTAACAACTTATCACGTAAGCGTTGGAAATGCTCTGGCGCTAAGTCTAAGAGGAAGTAGTTATGATGAAGAAAGGAAGTTGTAAAACTAAATCAAAAGCACCTGCTAAACCTAAGCGTGGCGGACGTGCAGCTAAGAACAAAAAGAACAAGATGACAGTAGGTAGCTACAAATAAGTAAAATAGTTCTTGACATTTGCTAAGAAATATGTTATAATATACCTATAGTATGCTTTGATATACTTTAACTTTTACTTTAAATTAATAACAAACTGTCCTTCAAGGAGAAACAGTTAATGGTTGAAACAGATAAAGAACTAGAACAATACTACGAAGAAATGCTTTCTATGTTCCGTTCAGATGGTTGGAAGACACTAACCGAAGACTTAGAAACAAATGCTAAAGGTATTGATTCAATTGAAGCATCGAAGAATGAACAAGACCTCTTCTTTAGGAAGGGACAACTTTATGTCATTGCTACGTTGCTAAACTTAGAAGAGCAAGTCCGTAACGCATACGACGACTTAGGCGCTGAATAGTGCCCTTGTTTGATTTTAAATGCGAAGCAGGACACACTAGCGAACGATTCGTTAGTAGCGACACTAAAGAAGTAGAGTGCAATGAATGTAGTCTACACGCAGTAAAACAGCTTTCTGCTTTTGGAACTTGGACAGAAAAACATAACGGAACATCGTCAAGTAACTGGTCTAAGAAACGAAACCAACAGATAGCTAAAGAACGTAAGGCAAATTCATAGGTGTATGAACCCTTACATAATATAAACCTCCATAATACTAAAAGGTACGGAGTTTAATAATGGCAACATTTATAGAAGACGAGCGTCTAAACGAAGAAGAAGATACTGAAGTAACTAACATTGAAGAGATGGGAGCCCCTGAACCGGAGCCAACCCCTGAACCTCAAGAAGACATCCCTGAGAAGTACCAAGGAAAGTCAACCGCTGAGATTGTACGGATGCACCAAGAAGCTGAAAAGCTTTTAGGAAAGCAAAGCGGAGAAGTAGGGGAGTTACGTTCTGTTGTTGATTCGTATATACAGACACAACTCGACTCGACCACACCACCTAAGCAAGAACCTGACGACGAAGATATTGATTTCTTTTCCGACCCCGACAAGGCTGTCGAAAGAGCTATCGCTAATCACCCTTCAATTAAGAAGGCAGAGGCAGCTAATCTAAACAACCAACGACAGACCGCACAAAGTAAGTTACAGTCACGTCATCCCGACATGGCTGATATTGTACAGGACGGTAAGTTTGTTGCTTGGATTAAAGCCTCTAAGATTCGCACACAGCTCTTTGCTCAGGCAGACAGACAGTATGACTACGATGCCGCAGACGAACTCTTTACCAACTGGAAAGAACGTAAAGGTGCTGTAGCTCAAGCTGCTACTGCTGAGAAGGACACACGAAAAGCCGCTGTTAAGACTGCCTCTACAGGTAGCACCAAAGGAAATGGCGAACAGCGAGCGAAGAAAATATATCGACGCTCAGACATTATTAAACTAATGCAGGAAGACCCTGACCGGTATCTCGCACTGTCTGACGAAATCACACAGGCGTATGCCGAGAAGAGAGTCCGATAGCAAAACTCTTTTTATTATAAGGTATTTATATCATGGCTACAACTAAATCAGTATATCCAGATACAGCACAAATTGTATCTAACGCTAAGGCAGGAACTTTTATTCCAGAAATCTGGAGTGACGAAGTTATCGCTGCTTATAAGTCTAACCTCGTACTTGCTAATCAAGTTAAGAAGCTCGGCATGACTGGTAAGAAAGGCGACGTTGTTCACATTCCTAAGCCAGAGCGCGGAACTGCAACTGCAAAAACTTCAGGCAATGCTGTTTCTATGCAGGCTGCTACTGAAAGCGAAGTACAGGTCACTATCAACAAGCACTTCGAATACTCACGTATGATTGAAGACATCACTGAGACTCAGGCTCTTGCTTCTTTGCGTCAGTTCTACACTGGCGACGCAGGTTACGCTCTGGCAAAGCAGGTTGATTCTGACTTGTTTGAACTTGGTAAGTCTTTGGGTGCGAACGGTGCAGGTACAAACTGGACTACTGCCGGTAACAACGTATTCTTCAATGACTCAGTAAATGGTCTAACTCAGTACGCTGACGACACTATCCAAGCTGCTGACGTATTTGATGACCAAGCTTTCCGTGACATGGTTCAGAATCTTGATGATGCTGACGTGCCTATGGATGGTCGTTGTTGGGTTATCCCTCCTGTTCTGCGTAACACTATTCTTGGTATTGAAGAGTTCACTAGCGTAGATTACGTTGACAACAAAGGTAGGGTAAACGGTAAAATCGGTAACCTCTACGGTGTAGACATTCTGGTTTCTACTAACTGTCCTATCCTTGAAGCAGCTAACACCGCTAACAGTAACAAGTCTGTTCGTGGTTCTATGTTGTTCCATAAGGACTCTCTGGTTCTTGCTGAACAGCAGGGCATCCGTTCACAGACTCAGTACAAGCAGGAGTTCCTCGGCACTCTGTACACTGCTGATACTCTGTACGGTACTCAGGTTCTACGACCTGAAAGTGCTTTGGTACTTGCAGTAAGCTCATAAGAGCAAACAAGGGGCTTCCTTCGGGGAGCCTCTTTCTTTTTATTCGGGCTAACACGCCTTCTTATATTTAACATGGGAAAATTATTATGTCTTCATTGACTTTAGACAAAAACAAAAAGCCAGTTCAAGTTCTTCGTCCTACTACAGTTTCCGTAGTATCTCTCTCAGGCTCTGCTGCCTCCGCTACTGCAATCGCAGGCGACATTCGTGTAGCTCGCATTGTAAGCGACACAGACTGCTTCTATAGCGTCACAGGCACAGCCACTACTTCTTCTTCATATCTTCCTGCCAATGCCATTGAGTACATCCATGTCTTTACAGGGGATACTGTTTCCGTTATTACCTCTGGCTCTTCCGGTTCCGCCTACATCACCTCAATGGTGTAAGCCATGTTTGGATTAGGTGTAAACAGACTAGGAGCCTCGCGCTCCGTCCTTGGTGATGCCATTGCAAACCTGTTCTCTAACGGAGAGCAGGGTGTGTGGTATGACCCTTCCGATTTAACTACAATGTTTCAAGATGATACATCAGCAGCACCCGCTGCTATTGGTCAACCTGTTGGACTAATGCTTGATAAGTCTCAAGGCTTAAAGCTAGGCTCTGAGGTAATTACTAACGGTGACTTTGCTATTGACTCTGATTGGGGGTTAGGAAATGACTGGAGCATTGCAGGCGGAGTGGCATCTGCTACTATCAGCACCAATGATAACCTTAGACAAAATCGTACACTTGTGGACAATAAGGCATATTTAATAACTTTTACTATAGTTTCTATAAGTTCAGGTTCTGTGCTTGCTCGCCTTGGTGGAGGCATTCAAGTAAGCAGTGCGGAGTTTAGTGAGGTAGGAACTCATACCGTAATTTTAAAGGCCAACAGCACTAGCACTAGCCTTATAATTAGAAGTAGAGATTCTTTCACAGGCTCAATAGACAACGTATCAGTCAAAGAAATCTTAGGCAACCATGCTATACAGACTACCTCTTCAGATCGTCCTGTACTAGCCAGACACCCTGAGGGTGGTATCCGTAACCTGCTTAGTTATACTCAAGAGTTTGATGATGACTATTGGAGTAAATCTGCTTCAGTTATTGCGAATCAAGCCACTGCTCCAGATGGAACTACTACAGCTGATGAAATTACTT